CTGCGATAACTTGTACATCATACCCAAAGGCCGAACCAACACTACCCGCGTACTTGAAGGACTCTGCCATCATCTCCATATTGACGTTAGCCGTGGTAATGGCTTTAACAAAGGTATCATTCACCTCTGTCAAATCCTCCACATCCATTTGCATTGCCGTCAATACGTTGGAGGCAATATCAGCGGCGCGACCCAGATCAATACTACCCGCAGTAGCCAGATCCAAGACACCAGGCAGAGCCTCGATGGATTCCGCAGCTTCAAAGCCAGCCATCGAAAGGAACTGCAGTCCATCTGCTGCTTGCGAAGCAGAGAATTCAGTAGTTTCACCTAACTCTTTGGCCACATCAGTAAGTCCAACCATTTCTTCTTTAGTTGCATTGGCGACAGCTCCTACCCGAGTCATGGTCTGCTCAAACTGCGCGCCTTTACGAAGGGTATCGCCAATTACCAAAGCTCCTGCCATGCCTGCCATTGCCCCTTGTAAAGACAGAATGGAGGCTTTCATCCCTTGGGTGTATCCTTTTACTCGCCGGCCATATGCCCTCCATCGGGATTCACTGCGATCCAAGCGCCGATCCGTGGTTCGCTCATAATCACGAACCATTTTCTCAGCGCGGTCCATGGCCGATCGCATCTGACGGATATCAGCACCAAGTGATGCAGTAAGTTGTCCAAGATCACCTTGTGGCATTTATCTCTTCCCTCTTGTCGGTTTTCTCGACTTCATTTGTCGCGCCTTTTGTGCAGGTGAAACTTGTCCCTTGTTAGCCTGAGAAATACCATGTATTCCTTTTAGAATTTGTTTCATGTCTTCCACTGATTGTTGTGGTTTTGTCAATCCTGTTCCTCTTCGCCTATCCCGTTCCTCGACCCTGAGCTTATCAAAAGATAGATCATAGATGGAGAACGCCTTTCCTGCCTTTTTCTTTCCACCAAACACTTCTGCAATGATTTTTCTCGTATATGCATGTTGCAAATCCGTACTTTCTTCTCCCCAAGGTTCTAATCTATAATATGCTCTCCACTCCCGCAATTGCTTTGTTGACAGCATAGGTATCAAAAAGTCCGGATGAGGATATCCAAGTTTTAATGCTAATCTGAATTGGAACCTCCTTCCTGGTCGGTATTCAAGTTTTTTTCCAGATCCTCTTCGTTACCTCCATTGATTTCAACAGACTTCTCATACAGTTCCTGTACTGCCCGACTATTTCGGCCCGATAAAGTATGACCAAGAAGTTCATATTCATCCTCTTTGAAAAGACGATTTCCGTTCGCATCGCATAAACAACGAACTAAGAACTTCAAACGCATTCCTTCTGGTCGATACTCAAAAGATGTATTTCCATTCTTATCTGTTTTGAATTCCAAAAGGCTCCTGGTATAATTCTCATAATCCAGGGCATCTATCTCCTTTAAATACACCGTAGCATTCAACGCCTTGCAGAAGTGTTCGCGTATCTCCGGCTCCGGCATGTTTAGGAAATCATCTCGGCCAAGTACTTTCTTTTCCTGTTTGTTCTCATCCATGGTTAGGACTCCTTCTTAGATTGTGCCCATGATTAGAGCACCATTATAGGATTATCAATTACGCATTAGGACTCGGACCACTACCAGATTCCAAGTTCGTCTTACCACTGAGCTGAATGGTTATATCCACTGTAATAACACCATCAGTTGGGATATCCAGCGGACATTCAGAGACGAAGCCCTCGAATTCCAGAGAAGTATTGTCCTCATCCGGCAGGAGAATCTCGTAATTCTGCAGATCCTCACTCTCAAAATCCGTCTTCATCTGCTCGTACCCATCGCGGGCGAAATTCATACTCAAGGTAACCGTCCCTGGTTCACGGAAGCCACCGATATAAGTATGATACCCACCCTCTGTATCAAGAGCGGTCGTCTGGTGGGTTCCTCTACTCGGAGTGGGGCCGGAGATGTTGGTAATTTCTGCAATATCCTCCCACGCTCCGGTATCAGAATTCCACCGCCGGAATTTCGTTCCTACTCCACTAAGCGCCATTGTTGTTACCTCCTTCTATTTCCTTATTATTGTTTGCGTCTTTGTAAGTCAAACGTAGTTACGAACCTCGCGCGATCATTCTCATCCCAATCGAGCAGGGCGGGCTCTTGGGTACAGATAATCGCGCTATACAAAGTACCGTTCAATGCCTCTTGTGCCCGGTTATGAAGCAGCACCTTGGTGTCATTTATCAAATTCCATCCGGTTAAGTAATTCGTATTTCGTACTCGAATTTGTATACTTGGGTAATAGTAATCCTCTCCTTGTTTAAATGTCTGCATCGGAGGACCTCCCGGAGTATCGAAAATAGTGACACAGTCATCCGGGGTTGCGGGCTCCCGACCAATGAACAAATCCGTTGCAAAGGTCAATCCGAGACTGGATTCAGCTTCGAGTAAATCTTTTAGATCCACGCTGGCTGGATTCATTTAATCCTGGCCTCCTGTCGTATAATCTCAAGAATCTCATTGTGATTCCGCTTCAATGCGGCTTCAAAGAATTTTGCACCTGCTCCCGGTCGTTGAAAGTTCGCATCAACCATTTCATGCACGTACCAAGCATAGTTCGCGGAGAACCCTAACCTAACAACTGGCTGTCCTTTCATGTACTGTGGATCAGTGAACCAACTTCCCCTTAGATTCCCCCAATCAACTGGAATAAGGGGTTCCGTGTGGTCCATGTCATACCGAAGTAAAGCTGCAGCCCGAATCAAACCTTTCATCGTCCGGCCTTCTATCTGCTGAATCTCACGATTCAAATTCCGAATGACTTTGTCTACGCCTCGTACTCGTTTCTTTGCCATTATAGATACACCACCCTCACAAATTCGCTGGTACTTCTGAACAATGGATTCTTATCAATCTTCTGTATCTTGTATGCGCCTGATACAGACTCGGGGGCATCCTGCTGGGAGCTGTCCAAATCATCCAATGTTCCCAGGCACAGCATACCGTTGTCATCCAGATCCTGGGTTACAAGGATCTCTGCTCGGGACACAATTTCCTCCCCCTGATTATTCGTGATCCGTCTTGTGCTGTCATCCCAGCGACAATCAATCTCAATCGGATCATTGTAATCCATCCCACCATACCCATCAGGCTGAGGATTGCCCCAATACACAGCGGTCTGGACGCATACACTGGATATAAAACGAAGCAAAGGATTGGCCATTAGTCAAAGCTCCTCACCGCGGTCATTGATGCCCCTTTACCGCCCAGGGCTGCAAACTTGCCTGTCGTATCCAGAACCTTTACTGTCTGTCCGTACATCGTTCCATCGAGTCCCAGTCCCGTCTTACCCTGGAACGTGGCTTCTGCAGGACCTGCTTTGGCCTTACTCAACTGCTGTTCCCGGGTGCTGGCAATCATGTGGGCGGTTAACCATCGTTCAATCTCAGTCTTCAAATCACTCGAGAGGCTGGTATCTGATCCTACTATTTCCGTTACCACCTCGGTTGCGCCGGCAATGAAAGCCTCGATTTCCGTGTCCGTAAGGTCGGTATCAATTATCTGTTTAACAGCCGTTGCCGTTGTTCTTGCCATTTATTTCCCCTCCTTCCAAAGTTTCGGGGATATGAAGTTGTACACTTCGTTACTCCATTTCAATCCACACCATTCAACTGCCTCGAACATCTGAGTGTAATCCCCACGGATCATCCTTTCTGGCCACACGACTTTGCAGTTCAGACCCGCTTGAATCATTTCAATGAAGCGTTGCTCATGGTAATGCACCCACCAAAGCCATCCTTCCCTCTCGTCCTTTGCGCCCACGGCCTCTTGGTTGTTCTTTCTGGCGAAGGCGTTCATGAATCCAGTCTTCATACAACTCCGTATGATATCGGGAGTCCTGCGGCGGACAATCAACCATCGAGCATTCGGGAACGCGTAATGCCATACCGGCCAATGGGAGGGCATCTTGGGTTCCTTTAGAAACCAAGGCCCTTCCTCGTATCCTTGATCCTGTATCGTCTGTTCTATCCTTTCCCACCAATCAACTGGTATAGACAGAGAGTTTACATCCGGCAACGGATACTGACATGCCGGATCTGCTCCAATCTGACGAAGGTACGGCTTCACAATTTGCTCTCGGATACCGGTATTCTCGAACATCCCTTTCGGATTCGCCTTGTGAGCACCGTACATCTTGCCACCAAAGGCTCCGCAGAGGTTCATTACTCCGGCGACCATACTGGTTCCACTCCGTGCCGCGCCTGTTATCAGAATAGGCTCATTCATTGCCAGTACTCCCTTACCCATTGTTTCTCTTGCATGCTTGGTGACCACGGCTTCTTAACACCATTGAAAGTTGCAATTATAGCATCCTCCGGGGGATACTCCCATTTATGAATTCCATCCTGATTCTGATAGATACCTGATGGTTTTGGCGGTTTGTAAATTCCAACATCCCTTGGCCACAAAGCACATTTGTTTGCCAGACAATAACTGAGCCATGCTTGATCTGATCCACGGTACCCTGCTTTCCTTGCCTTCCTCATCGCCGCTGTAGGATCCTGTATGAATTCCTCCCATACCCAGGTATGCGTTCCCGTACGTAATAACCAAATAGCCCCGCCAATTCTGTCTTCTCGACTCCAGTTCCCACTCTTAGGTCGCCAACCAACGAAATCATCCTGTACATCAAATAGTGGATCCAACCAATTAAGGATTATACAATCAATATCAAGAAGCATTACTCGGTCCGCCAGCATCATCGCCTCATCAGAGAACAGCCAAAGCCGTCTGTAGCTTGCCGGGAACCGTGAGCCTTCAGGAGACTGTAACTTGGCAATCTCTCGGGCTGATTTTGGAACAGGAAGAATTTCAACATCAGCACTGAACCCCTGATATTCATCCGTTATACAGATGAATCTATGTTCCAAGGACAGATTTCGCGCCACCATCCTCTGAAGTACATTCACGTGATCAGGCCTGTAATCCCGGAACCCTGTGTTCCATTGGAAACATACTATGGCTATTGATTCATTCATTCAATTTCCTTTACCAGTACAAAAGAATGCCACCTTTTATCAGACCGTTTCTTAACAAGCCGGAATCCGAATTGCTCAAAATATCTTGCTAATTCCTTGCCGGTATCCCAAAACAAGAAATCCATCGTTCCTTCGACTTTCTGTCGCAGAATCACCTCTTTATCTTTACGCGATCCAAGATCCTCCTTTATCATTGTTTGAAAGAAGAATCTTCCATTAGGCACAAGAACTCGGCGGACCTCCTGAATCATCACATCCAAGTCATAACAATGGTCCAAGCTATTGGTATAGACATTCTCAAATGCTTCATTCTGGAATGGAATACTATGCCAATCACCGTAGATTACCTCATCCTGGTTCGGGGCCGGGTACAAATCTATTCCGATAGATCCTTTGAAACCGGCTTTCCTTGCTGCCCGTACTTCACACCCCGTCCTGGCACCAAGGCATAAAATCCTTCCCGGAATCAAAAGTGAATGCATTCGCTCGAATATCGCTTTAAAAGCCTTCGTGCGCTGATGGTTATTTCTCTGAATTTTATCAATCCTATTCCGGTACTTGTGTCCTTGCAGGTATACATACCGTTCATAGGATTCATCAGGTTGTTTTTCTTTTCGTTGTATAATCATTGTATCCTCGTCCAGTTGAATCGCAATGGATTC